GTTGTGTGCCACTCCGAGATATAGTCTTTTGGAAAAAATATATCTGGTGAAGCTGCGGTGCACGGTTTTGGTACATCAAGGGGTAAAGCGTTTAAGGGCATGTAGTGGTCCGTTCAGTTTTTTGGAAATTGTTTTAGAAAACTCTCATATCTAGCTCCATTTGTTTGACCTGGATAGACTTTCCAGGAAGACCAGTCTTCTCCACCGTTAGTCATGTGAAAAGCTATTTCCGCATTTGTAACTGGGTCAAAGAGATCTTTATTTGTTTTGAGGTCAAATTTCTCCCGTCGGTCTTCTCCGAGACTTCCCAGCATATTAATCTGGAAAACCCCGTAGGAGTTGTCTCCTGTTGAAACATCTCCGTTGTGGGCTAAGGGGCGACCGTTAGATTCTTTCTTAGCAACCGCATAGGCGACCTTGAGAGCTTTTCCCTCAAAACCAACCGCGCTAAGCAGGTCAACTAATTCTGTATCTGACAGCTCTTTTGCTCCTCTGTATTTCTCTAGTGGGTCCACAGTGCTTACTTGTACTGTCACAGTTGATCCTTCCACCTCGTTCGCGTTAGCGAGCGCGTGTGGTAGTCCACCTATTAACAGTGCATACATCGAAAACACCGCCACTTTTTCCATCGTATCTTTTCTGATATTGAACATTTCTGCTCCTCTCAGTAATAAAAGACGCTATTGCTAGCGTCTCTCATGTTCTAGATTGCCACAGCGTTACACTCAAGGTCAAGTCCAAACAAATATATTTTTTATATTGAGACAAATTTACGCTTAGATGGTCTAATTTAAAGATATAAATCTCGTGATTTGAGACGGACAACATATTCTCATATTTTGAACTTGACATCTTCTACAGAATGAGTATATGTAAATGAGCGTATCTGATTGGGCCGCATTAACCTCTGTTGTTCTTGGAGTAGGCGGAGTAACTATCCTTGGTATCAAGTGGACAATCAAGCATTATCTAGCTGAACTTAAGCCAAATGGCGGATCAAGCATGCGTGATTCCATTAATAAAATAGCTACCGACGTAACGGAAATGCGAGTCTCTTTAGCTCGTCTAGAAGGCCGGTTTGACCAGCACGTTGACGAATCTCCTGAGTGGTAGTACTTTTATAGTACTGGGGTCTTGTACCCCACCTACAAGGAAAGAGAGAAAAATGAATATAGCTCAGCTTCAAGCTGCGTTTGGTTCGTACCTTAGAGCCTCAATTGCGGCAGTAGCAGCTCTTTACATGAGCGGTATTACTGACCCAAAGACGCTCCTTAACGCTTTTATTGCAGGTCTTATCGGACCGCTTGCTAAAGCCGTTAATCCAAAAGACACGTCAATAGGAATAAACGCGTCTAAGTAAATAAACTTACATAAAGGGAGCTGATGGGGATATCAGCTCCTTTTTTGTTGTATACTGAAGGCATGATCAAATGTGCTAACTGCTCTCTAGCGGCTGTTTATACAATAAGCGAGCCGGGAGCAAATCCTGTTGACTACTGCTCTACCTGCCTACCACGTTGGCTTCTAACAGATGCAGCTGAAGGTAAGTTTGTTCTTCGCTCTGAAGATGTAAAAAAGGACGTTGTTGAGGAAAAGCCAAAGACTATTAAAAAGAAAGCAGCGGCGCCTGTAGAGGAAACGTCTGCCGATGAGAGTAACTAGTAAACCTGCTATTCAAGTACACCCCGTTCCCCACACCGTAACGGATCCAAAAGGCCCTTTTCCTAGAGAGCTGTTTGACGAGCCAGATATTGTGGTTGATTATGAACCTCAAGATAATGAAGATGGAAGCAACTTTCCACTAGGCGCTACCTCTCAAAACAATTTTAAACCTGTAAGATATCTACGTTGTTCAGTATGCTTAGTGCGAGTCCTAGAAACAGAGACTGAAAATCACGTTTGTGAGGAATAATGGCTAGAAGAAGCAAAGCTTATATTGAAGGAATGAACCGGGTAAGCGAAGAGCTAGCCCGAGTAAAAAACAATGAATCTACTCGTGTAGCAAAGCGTGAGCTTAAAGAAAGCCAAAACGAAGTATTTGAAAACACTGAGTGGCTTGTCAGCGTACCTAAAGAGCTAAAGAACGCTGGATCAGAAGTTAAGAACGCCCCTACAACAAATCCTGAGCGCCCTAGAGCTTGGACGATTGCTTACCACCCAAATGATAAAAAGCTTGTAGTTGTGTTTAGAGACAACACTTGGTGGGAATACCGAAACGTGCCTACTCATTTGTGGGAAGGCTTAAAAGCCAGCGGATCTACCGGTAAGTATCTAAGAACCTCTGGTCTTGATCAGTGGCCGGATATGGGCCCAGCAAATATGGATGAGTTCTCATCAGGAGCAAAAGAAAAGATTAGCCAAACAGCCCTAATTAGTAGCAAACTAGGTAAGCCTCTTCCAGAGGACTTTAACATTAGACACTTCACAGCAAAGGAACTATTTAACGAAATCTTATGAAAACATACGGTCAACTATACGTCGGAAAACTTGAGTACTACCACCGCAAGCCTTTACCAATTGTTGAGATTGGATGGACCCAGGAAACGGATCACCCCTACCGTAAAGGCACTTGTTTAGTATTTAGGTTGCCTTTTACTAAGCCAGGGTTTTATATGGGTAAGTGGATCATTGGATCTGAGTTGCCATTTGAAGCAGATAATGCAATAGACTCCCGCCTATCGGATGCTATGAAGGTCCGCAATGTTTGGAAGCCGGAGGATGGCAGTTATGAAGAAGCTTTTTTCAAAGAGTAACAAAGACTGGGATAAACCATTCTCAGAAAAAGTAGCAAAACGGGTATCTCGAATCCCTACTGCTGAGCTAGAAATGTGGCTAGAGCAATCTATTTATGAGGTTGGTCGATGCCTTTCTGGTTACACAAAAAGTCGGGAAATGGTTTACCTACAAGAAGCTAGGACTGGTGCAGAAGCTTTACATGCAGTTGTAGAAGAGCTGTACAAAAGGAACGCTAAGCCGTAAGTAGATTTGTCGACTTTATGATAAACTAGGTCTTGCCTCTCTCTTCCTCTCCCCGTGTGGTGGCAGCAAAGGGCCCTGGGTTTAATAGCCCAGGCTTTTTGTTTTTAACTAGACTTAAGGTTAATATGGAAAACAACATTGTTTTAGAAGATGATGACGAAGAGTTCTTCCCGGTAGACGCGGAGGAAGAAGATCTTGCGCCCGAAGAAGAGTTTGAAGAACTTGATGAATTATCTAGGGAGTTTGTTAAAAAAATAACTGACAGAACTGTTCAGTTTATGACAGCTCTTGTTGGTCATGAGTTACACCCATACCAAATGCCGTTAGCTCGTCGCATCATTGAATCTGTAATTATTAATGACGGTGAAGAAATTACTGCGCTTGCAGCACGTCAGTCAGGTAAATCAGAAACTATTGCTAACACTGTAGCTACACTTATGGTTTTACTTCCAAGGCTTGCAAAGATGTACCCGGATCTTCTTGGTAAGTTTAAAGATGGAATTTGGATCGGTATGTTTGCTCCTGTTGAAGGTCAGGTAGAAACTTTATTTGGTCGTACAGTAAATCGCCTTACATCAGAGCGAGCTCTTGAAATTCTTGGTGATCCAGAGATTGATGATTCTCTTGGAAAAGTTCCGGGTGTAACACGGCAAATTAAACTTAAAAACTCAGGTAGCAGTCTTATGATGATGACAGCTAACCCTAGAGCTAAAATTGAATCTAAGTCTTTTCATTTAATTGTTATTGACGAGTGCCAGGAGGCGGACGACTTTGTTGTATCAAAATCTATTAGCCCTATGCTTGCTTACTACTCAGGAACTATGGTTAAGACAGGCACTCCAACTACAAGTAAAAACAATTTTTACCGTTCTATCCAATTAAACAAAAGACGGCAAACTGGCAGAACTTCACGTCAAAACCACTTTGAGTGGGATTGGCGAGACGTAGCTAAGGTAAATGTTAACTACGGCAAGTTTATTAAAAAAGAGATGCTTCGTATTGGGGAGGACTCTGATGAGTTCCAGATGTCGTACTCATGCAAATGGTTGCTGGAGCGAGGAATGTTCGTTACATCAGCTATTATGGACGAGCTCGGTGACACCTCGCAAGAAACTGTTAAAGCTTGGCACAGAACACCAGTCGTTGTGGGAATTGACCCTGCAAGAAAGCTTGACTCCACAGTAGTTACAGTTGTCTGGGTAGATTGGGATCGCCCAGATGAGTTTGGTTATTACGACCACCGCGTACTTAACTGGTTAGAGATTCAAGGCGACGACTGGGAAGATCAGTACTTCCAGATTGTTAACTTCTTAAATAACTATGACGTATTAGCTGTTGGTATTGACGCTAATGGTGTTGGAGACGCGGTAGCTCAAAGAATGAAACTTCTTCTACCAAGAGCTGAAGTTCATTCAATAGGCAGCAGCCAACCTGAGCAATCAAAGCGTTGGAAGCACCTAAAAGCTTTAATTGATCGACGTATGGTTGGGTGGCCAGCTCACGCAAAAACCCGTCGCCTTAGAACCTGGAAAAGGTTCTATCAACAAATGACAGACTTAGAAACAAAGTTCCAAGGCCCTAACTTCTTAGCTCATGCCCCAGAGGAAGCCCATGCTCATGACGATTACGCCGACTCTTTGGCTATTGCTTGCGCCCTAACCATGGATCTGACAATGCCGCAGGTAGAAGTCTCCTCATCCCCATTTTTTAGATAATTTACACTTTAGCCTGTTTATATCTCTTAAAAGTAGGACACTTTTACCGAGGTCCTCAACCGACATTTAGGAGTCATTAATGACAATTGCACCAGATCCAAAGTTCCCTGAAAAAGTAGGAGCTGTATACGACCGCAAGATGGCAGGCGCTGTCCCAGGACAACGCGGACCACTTCGTTTCGAAGAAGGCATTGCAACAGACACAGACGTACCAGCTCAGTTTACAAACGGAGCAATGCAGGGATACATGCCTGCACCAGGTCGCGCTAATCGCAATGCACCTGTTTGGCAGAAGACAGCTGAAGAAACAATGCGTGAACGCGCACACGTTGGTTCAGCTGCATGGGTAGAAGCACCACAGAACTTGACAGACTTTGCTGCTGGCGGTTTTGCTGATCACGGCGACAATCGTTTCGAAGAAGTTATTCGCAACGGCGCTCGTCAGAGTGCTATGAACCCTGCTGTAGTCCAGGACTAATTTAATAAAGTTTCTCGTCCCCCGTATTCAGGCGACAAGGCTGGCGGGGGCGAGAGCTTCTTTATAAGG